GGGTTGCTTGGTCTTGACTGGTTTGAGTTTAATTTCTTTGATTGCCATACTGGCCTCCCTGTGGTTGGGTCTGGTTGACCTTCTCTTGCTGCAACTGCAACTTCTGCAGGTTGATTTGATTGATCTGCTGTGCCTTTTGCTGGTCCAGTGCCAGGCGCTGCTGGTCAATGGCGTTGCGGGCCTTGTCGTCCTCTGCACGCTGGGCGATTTCCTTCTCCTTGATCTGCACCAAGGGGTCAGGACCGTCTCCGCCGGCAAACTGCTCCTGCATATCGCGCACTTCCTTCATGCCCATGGCAATGTTGATGGCGACCATGCCTTCCTTTTGAATAGCAGAGACCATGCGGTCTGGATCGGTTCCATACTGCTTGAACAGCTCGACTTCCATGTCCTCTTCTGCACGCAGGCGGATGTGATCCAAGATGTGCTTCTGCAACTCGGCAGCAGACATTGGGTTGGCCTGCAGGATAGGTGACATGCCCATCATCAGGTGAGTTGCAATGTGTGCGTCATGCTGTTGACCAGCAAAGGCCTTGAGCTTCATGCCGTTGAGCACGTCGCTGTTCTCGGACGCAGGGTCCCGGGGCATGTTGGTGTTCTGCGGCAGCAGTACACCGTCGATGTCACGGATGTTCAAGGCCGCATACATGCGGTAGTAGGCCTCGTACATGTTGTGCATCTGCGGCGCGCTCTGCGCCAGCTGCAACTGCATCTGTGCCAGCTGGATACGCTGTGCAGAGCTGAAGATGTTGGGGTCAGCCACAGGCTGGACCGACACCATGGTGTCAAAGTCCTTCTTCTTGATCCTGCGGCTCGCGCCTGGTACGTCGTAGGGGTACTCGTCCGGCAGGTACTGGCCAAAGCCCTCGAACAGCAAACGGAACTCAAGCGTCTGTGCGTAGTGCAAGCGCTTGTGAATGCTGGACATGACCATAGAGCCGCGTTCCAGCAGCGCCAGGGTCGTTCCGACCTGTGCGTACTGGTTGCCGTCGCCAACTTGCATGTCGGCAGTGCTGGACAGGCGCTTGCCTGAGTCCACCAAGAAGCCCATCAGTGCAAACAGCACCTGGCTTGGCTCTTTGTAGGGCAGAGGCAACAAAGAAGAGGCAAGTTCTGCCCCGCCAGCGTCAATGTCACGCCATTCACCCGGTTGGATGGGGTTGGAGTCGTCCGCGATCCGCGCGCCACGGGCTTTGAAGCCTGCGGGTAGGTTAGCGAGCGTACCAGCATCAATCAACTGCCTCAAAGCGCTTGTAGCGGCCTTGCCGAGGCCTCCAATGAGGTGAACAAAGCCTAAGCCGTAAGCTCCAGGGCCCTCGACCAGCACGTAATGCACAAAATAGTTGCGGCGAGTGCATCTTTCGTCGTTTTCTTTCCAGTTGCGACGAATTCCGACCACCTTCAAGGTGTCTTCTGCAAGGGTAACTACGTATGGACGCTTAATTCCGGTCGGTTCGTCGTTTTCGTCCATGTCCTCAAAGCCTGTGAGGTCCAAATCGACCAATTGCTCGAGCAAAAATATCTCACCGACGTCATCTGTGGGCTGAATACCGGTAACTTTGTCCACTGCTTCCTGAATTTGGCTTGCATCAGCAGGAGAGGCGTAGGTATCAAGGTACACATCGAGGTATTCGCCAGCCAAAGCACGCTTTCGGTACTCGTTTGAGTCCATTGCAATGCGGTGAGTCAGGCGTGGGCACTGAGACACGACGCTTGAGCCGTTGTACGGGATGTAAACATCGTCTGCCAGGCACAGTTTTGACACCATGCGGCCCAGTTGGTAGTCGTAGTAGACCTTTTTGAAGGTCGAACCGCCGTAGCCAGTGTAAAAAAGCTGCTGGTCAAACTCAGGCGTGTACTCTTCCATCACCGTAGTGATCTGGTAGTTCATGAAATCCTGCACACGGCCGGCCTGTTGGAACTTTTCCACCGTCTCTTTGCCCATGATCTGCGAGCGAACAGGGCCGCCAGCAGGCATCAGCTCCTTAAAAGCCTGTGCCTGGAACTGAATGATGGCCTCGGTGAGCATTGGATGCGTTGCACCAGAAGCTCCACGGAAAGGCTTGGTACGCTCTTCCATGCGAAAGCCCAACAGATCAAGGCCCTTGGCGTACATGGACTCCCACTCAGAGCGGGAACCCTTGTCTGCCTCAAACAAAGACGACACTTCAATGCCGATTTGGGCCAAGACGTCCGGCTCAATGACCGCTGCCAGGTTGCTGTAAAAGTCTACTTCCTCGGCGTCCTTCTCGCCCATCTCAACGATTGCACCACCGTCTTCTTCAATGATGATTTCAATGTCAGACTGGGGTTCTGGGATGCCGCCGCCTATCACCACCTCAAGGGTGGGCATCCGGTTCAGTGCTTTTTCGATTGCCATGTATGTTCCTGTCTTTAAGGCATTTTAAAGTTAGCGTTTATGCCTTCTTTATAGGTCCGCAGCAGTGGAGTAAGAAGTTCATCCTTCTCGTTGATTGCTGCAGGCTTAAGGTAATCTTGGAAGAATTGAAGCACGGCGCTGTCGTATTTTTCAGCAGGCACGTTACCGGATGCACGGCCATTGCCTTTAATTTGCATCACGACAGGGGTAAATTCATCTACCATCTGCACCTCAACTGTGTTGACAGGTCTATTACGGTTGTCACGTAGAGTATATACCTGATACCTGCCGGTGTTGAAACCTTCCATTTTTTCTGAAGGGTATCCAATACCCCCTGTTTCATATCCTCCAACAGAGTGTCCCACATACGCTCCCTCTGGTATGGTGGCCTCGCGTTTTTCAATGCGCTTCCAGGCAAAACCTTTAAACGGGCCCTCATCAAACTGCACCAAAGGAGCGCTCACGCCTTTGGAAAACACAGCGTCCGCCACAGGCTTACCAGATTTAATGCGATCCACCAGCATCGTGCGCTGGTCAGCCTGATCGCGCATCTTAAGCGCGCCCTTGACGGCATCTTCAAAACGAATGTTGGCAGCCTCGCGAGGAGGAATGCTGGCCAGATACTTGTTGATTGATATTGGATCAAACACTGACTGCAATGGCTTCTGAAGGCCGTACTGCATGTCATAAATAGGCTCACCTTTGTTGATAGCCGTCATGACGTTTTCAGGAAGCATGTTTTTAACAACTTCTTCCTCGGTCTTGCCCATGATTTTTCGGCCTTCGCCCATAAGCTGGTTAATCCAATTGGTCTTTTCGGGCTTGTCCATTTTGCCCATCATGGTCGACTCTTTGTAGGCCTTAAACAAAGCCTCCGCAGATGAAGTGCCGTCTCCAATAACCTTGTCATAGTCAGCAGGTGAACGGGTTACAGTTCCAACGTCGGCATTGATAAGCTCAGGGCGAAGACCTTGTGCAAGCATCTTGTCCTCTTCCGCTACTTGCGCGGTACGGCCCATTTGTCTGCCCTGTTCAGACAAAAGACTTGTGTAGCTCTGGTTAGCCGCTGCCGGATCGGAAGTAAGCAAGTTACCCTTAAGGTTTGTAGCCTTGTCATAGCGGGCCGTAAAGTCTTCCAGGGCCCGTGGGTACTTAGGAAAAAATCTTGACTCAGGTGTACCAGGTCCAACAAAGTTCTCCGGCCTTGTACCTTCTTTGACACGTGTCTTACCTGCTGCAATTTGATCAATTAAATACTCAGGAAAGTCTTCTTCCAACGACGCTCCCCTGATCTGCTTGTTGGCAATGCCTCGTGCAATTGGATCATCTGGCGTACCAAACTGGCGTGTGAAATAGTTGCGCGCTTTCTTGTCCCAAAAGTCACGCATGATATTCGCTTGGCCTTCGTTGCGGTCGGCTATTCTTGTAGCGTTAGCAAGGCCACTGCTCAATAACTTGTCAATGCCACTGACATCCTCTTTCATTCCAACCGGACCACTGAGCATCGTGCTGCCCGTCGGACGGACAGCGTACAAAGGCTTGGCGGCTTGAGGTACAAACTTTGACAAAGGTCCTGCGTCGTCCAGAATAGCGCGGTCCAACTGACGGCCCACTTCCATTGCACCGGCCTTCACGCCCTTCTCAACCACAGGGCCTACCTTGCGAGACACAGCTGCAGGGTTTGTCAAGTTGGACAAGAGTTCGCCGGCTGTGTAGAAGCCTTTGGCTGTTGGGTCAGCAGGCGGCTCTGGGCGCACTTTGGCATCCGTCATCTGCTGCTTGATCCAGTCGCTGCTCATCACAGGTTTTTCTGTGCTGTAGCCAAACGGACGCATCAGCATCGTGGCAATATCCACAGGTGCACCCGCGATGTCATACGGCAACTCTGTCACGCCCTTGGCCATGTTGATATACGCGTCACCAGATTTAAGCTGCTTGCTGATCTCGCCTTCCTTGCGGCCTTTGCCAGAACCTGGCGTTATAAATGCTGGACGGGAAGCTGCATCTATCTCTTCTTGCGACAGCTCCCCCTCAGACTTTTTTGCTTCACCGCCTTTGTTAAAGCGCTTCTTGGTCAAGCTGCCCTTGGTGAGCGTTGGGCCTTCCAAGGTCGGCGCGCCAAAGGTATCTGCAGACAGGCCGCGAGCCGCGTTCTGCGCTGACCTGATCTTCATCTGGTAAACCCTGGCAAGTTCCTCCATCTGCGAACGCGCAGATTCCGTGTTCCTCATTGCAGGGGGCCTGTCCTTCATTGCACCCAGGTCACCCTTGGCAATGTCCTCATAGGCCATCTGCATCGCTTTTTCAGCCGTTGCACCGCCACCAGCGGACGTCTTCGTGCGCTTGACAGACTGACGTGTAGGCGAGGGCTTGCCCGCGCTACTGAGGTCAGCTAAGTATTTCTGCGCTGTGCCCACAGGGTTTGTGTTGATAGTCTCTTCAGGCTTTTCGTCTGACAAGGTTTCTGTGTTTTGCGCCAGCAAGGCTTGCAAATCAATGTCACC